CAGAAGCTCGATGCGCAACGCTCTTCGCTTCAGACATTGATGGGGTGCTTGCCGACTGCGAAAGACTCTATGCAACCTTCAGCGATTTGCCTGAAGAAGTTCAAAGAATAATTGCAAACATGATGTTTAACATGGGTCTGACAAGATTAAGTAAATTTAAAAAGATGAAAGCAGCAGTCGAAGAAGGTAATTGGGAAGAAGCTGCAAATCAAATGCATGATTCTAAATGGAGAGAACAAGTTCCAAATAGAGCAAAGCGTTTGATAAATCGTATGAAAAAAGTAGAAGTTTCTTAAAAAAATCTTTTTTTAAGAGCCGTACAGTGCGTAAGTTAGACCACCCATGTGTGATACTACCTGAAAAATTAGTTTGTTTTTGATTAAGTTTCTACCCTTGTTAGAATACATTTCTCTTCAACAACATTATAAAACTTAAAATATTTGTTTAATTCTACCTTCAATTCAAATAATCGTTCTTCACACTTAGTTGGATTAGCATGAGGACCCTCATGATCTTCAATTAAGATACACATTGAGTTGCTAATAAAACAAATAACTAAGTATGCTTTAAACATTGTTGTTACTTTTTTAATAAATCATAGGACATAGGAAACACTTCATCTTCTTCTGTAATTTCTCTAACAAACATTGGAGTTGTCTTACCAACATATGCACCAACAACATTAAAATCCATCCATTCAACTGCTTCTCCATAAGTCCAATCATTCATGTTCATAAACTCTTCAATACATTTTTCATAACTATAAACTAATATATCATCTTCTCCACAACGTACACCTACACCAATAATAGCATTGTCAAGACCATCAACTTTCATCATCCAACTTCTCCCCAATTTTTTCCTAGCTCACAATCTACTTCAAAAGGTATGTGTAAATCTGGAATACAGTTACACATAATTTCTTCTATCTTTTTTATATCATGATTGTCTTTAATATTAAAACATAATTCATCATGCACCGTTAATGTGGGAGTTAATCCCTCTGAATAACAATCTATCATGGCTTTCTTTGTTTGATCGGCACTCGAACCTTGAATCAATCTATTCAATGCTTTGTATGTAAATGCTCTTCGTATCATGCCTCGACCACCATATTCATTGATTGCTTCTTCTAATGGCAAAGGTTTATTATACCCATAAGATTTTGGTTCCCACAAAGAAAACCTACATTTACGACCAAGACAAGTTCGTATATGTCCTCTTTTAGAAGCATAGTAAGATATTTTTTCAGCTATATCTTTTACAAACGGAACACGATCATGGTATTTATTTAATAAATCTGTTGCATTTTCTTCTGTAATATCTAGTAAGTTTGCCAACTTCTTTTTTCCCATGCCATACATGATTCCAAGATTTACTGTCTTTGCTTCCTTTCTTGTAATGTCTGCAAGATCTGCTACCATCTGATGAAAGTCTGCATTACCTTTATGGTATGCCGTAACAACCTCACCCACTTGAGGATTATCTTTGTTCACACTAGCACAATAGTGAACCAACCATCTTGGTTCTTGTGATGCATAATCAAAAGATCCCCACTGCATATCATCTTCAGGTATAAATAATCCTCGTATCATAGATTTTATTTCAGGATCTCTTGATGGAATTTGTTGTAGATTTGGGTTGCTAGATGAAAATCTTCCTGTTACAGTTCCTCCATCATCAGAACGAAGAGGATTAAAATCACAATGAATATATCCATTATGACTATGTTCAAGAATTGTTTCAATAAATGTCGTATTTGCTTTGTTAAACTCTCTAAGTTTAAGAATCTTATGTGCTATGGGATGCGAATGATTCGAAAGAAATTGTTTTGTAAAGGAAGGAGCCTCGCTCTTTTCTGTCCTATTATACGGGAGGTTGATGGCATCAAACGCTTGTGCTATAGATGTGGCGGTCCAAGGTTCAACCAAAACCCCTGTGATTTCCTTTACTTCTTTAAGTAAACTATGTTCTTTTTTAATTAGTTCTTTCTTAACTTTCTCTGCTTTTTCAATATCAACTCTTACACCTTTTGTTTTCATATCTAATAAAACAGGAATCAACTTTGATTCTAAATCAAAAATCCCTTCGCATTCTTGTTTAACTAATTCTGTTCTTAAATAATCCCATAATCGTAGAGTAACAGATGCATCTTGTTCAGCGTATCTTCCTACAAAATTTGCATGAAGTCTCCACATACCATTCTTTGCATCAACACCATACATTTCTGCTGCAGTTTTTAACATCTTTTCATTTTTCCATTCGGATAAATACTCACCTGCCAAAGAATTTAAATTATAAAATCTTCTGTTTTCATTTAATAAAGGTGCTGCAAGCATTGTATCTTTTATTGGACCTTGAACCTCGATACCCGCCCAACGTAACCAACCTAAATCATATAAAGAGTTATGCATAACTTTCTCTATGTGTGGTGTAGCCAGTTGTTTTTTTATCCAGTTAATCACTGTGCTTTCTGGTAAGTTACCACCTCCTTGATGACGAATAGGAAAATATCCAGAAAAATCTCCTGTTGCTAATGCAAAACCAATTACATAACCATCATTGCGACACCACCCTGGTCCTAATTTAAGAAGATTAGGATCACAAGTTTCTAAATCTATTGAGATACGATCTGCTTTTGTTAAGTCTGGAAAAAAAGAAGGAGGACTCCAAGGCTCTTCGATACCTCCAAGTGCGTGTTCTTTTATATCCAAATCTAAAATATGCATTTGTCTAGGATCAGATTCTTTACTCATTTTGCTTCCTTCAAAACTTGAATTAATTTATTTAAGTACCACTGTGCTTTTTGTAAGTCTTCGATTCCGTTTTTTTCTCTGTATCTCCAGATGTATTTGATGATGTTTCCTTGCAAGTATTTTTCAAACCCATCACCCGTTGCCGATTTGATCGCATCAATGCACTCGACAATGTTTTGGGTATAGTGCGTTGGATGGTTGACATTATCTCCTCCTTTGTTTTTCATTTATGTTTCTCTTTTATATCTTAAATGAGTAATAACTGTTTGATTCTATCATATGTAATTCTTTCTTTGCACGAGTCATTCCAACATAGAATGTTCTCACCTCTGAATCTTGATCTATACTTTCTGCACAGGACTTTGTTGTGTCTAACAACAAAGCAACATTGTCTGCTTCCCCACCTTTTGCTTTGTGTATGGTAGATATTTTTATCCGTGGTGTTCCTGATAAAATTTTTTCTCCTCTTCTTCGAACAGAAGTAATATAGATTCTTTCTTTCTCAGAAACTTTTAACACATGATACCACATCATATCAGAAGTTAGATCAAAGTCTGCTATTTTTTGTAAATCATTTAGACTATAAGACTTATCACTGTCTAAATTATTTAATATTTTTTTAACACCTCTTTTAATTATTTCTTTTTTTAAAAGAGATAAAATAGTTTTTACTTCTTCTGATGTTATTTTTTGTTGTTTAACAAGTCTTTGCCATATCTCAATACCTTTTAAAACATTAGGAGAGATAGACCAACCAGACCCCTCCTTCCAGAATAAATGGCCTTGGTCTTTTAAATTATTTCCAATCATATTTTTAAGATGATTTGTTCTTGTTAAGATTAACCATTCCCCTTCATTTAAATTTAAATCATTTATATCACGATGCCATACAACTAATCCAGTATTTTCTACAGGATGCCAACGTTTTAGCTGACGAAGTTGTATTCGTTTAGCAACACTATCTGATAAGTTAAAGATTTCTTTAGGTAATCTAAAAGATTTCAACAGGACTTCTTTGTTTTCACAAGCATTTAAAAAGTCTTTTACGTTCACACCCATCCAAGAATAAATACATTGATCGTCATCACCTGCATAATATATTCTTTTTGCTTTTACTTTTAATACTTCATGAACCATTTTCCATTGCATAGGAACTAAATCTTGTGCTTCATCTACAATTAAAACATCTAAAGAGGGCCCACATTTTTCTCTTACAAAATTTTCTATCATGTCTACAAAATCACATTTTCCATGCACTCTTTTATAATCGTACAATAATTGTTCAATTACTTTTGCTTGTTGAAAATGTAATCTTCGGTCTGCAACCTGACGAAACTGTTCTTCAAGACTAACCCCTCTAACCCTCGCTGTTTGTATTAAACCTAAATAAGCATCACCACTTTTGCCTGAACCAAATAAACTTCCCTCTGCCATTGTTAAAGAAGCATTTGTTGTAAACTCCATGCCTGATAACTTACCAATCTCATGATAATCTTTACCTCGTAATACATCTCCTGTGCTTAAACCTAAACATTGAAACGCTAATGAATGTAATGTTCGAAACCAAGGTAAAGAATCTAAACTAATATTTAATTTTTCTGTGGCTCTTGTTCTTGCTTCCTCTGCTGCTTTCCTACTAAAAGAAACAAATGCAATCTTTTCAGGTGCCGTTCCATCTTCAATTTCTTTTTGAACAATGGATATAAGTCTTGTTGTTTTTCCTGTTCCAGGTGGACCAAATATAGTTGTTTCCATCAGAAAGGCACCTCTTCTTCTTTGACCTCGACACTTGGAACTTCAACCTCGTTATTGAATGATGGCACCCACCACACACGCATTTGTTTTGATACACCATCTGTTGTTGTAAAATACTTTTTACCATTCGAAGCATCACCATTGTTTAGTTCTTTTAATCTTTCTTGAATCTGTCCTCGATTATATGATTCAAACTTTTGTGATT